AACCAAATGGATTAGGACGACTACTAAAAGCATTATTAGAAGGATCTAAAATGGTATAATTAACACGCAATAAACTAGTCATATTTGGATTAGTATAAGTATCAGATTGAGTAGCCCATGTTTTAGTTCTATTAGTCCACATTCCTTTAGCTATTTGAGTATATCTTTGTTTTTTTGTTAAATTAGAGCTGTTTTTTTTATATTGAAGAATATTTCCTTTTAGCAACATTTGTTTTTCATATTCAGCTCTAGCAAAATTAGTATTTGCTCCAGGATCATCATTTTTATAAGCAATTATAGAACATTGATTTTGGACTCTACTCCAAACTCTTGGAGGAATAGGATTATATTGAATTGATGATGACATTATTGTATATATTAATTAATTATTAATAAAATTAATATATATTTTAAAAATTATTTTAAATTATTTTGTTTTTTGGCTAGATCCAGCTTCAGCACTAGCACCTGAATTAGCAGAAGGATTAAACATATCTCCAGCTCCTGCGAAAAACCATCTTAAAGATAAATAATTAGGATTTTTAATATCCAAACCACCAGAATTAACCATTTTAGTATTAGGACCATTTTTAGAAATACTTTGAATTTCGGATGTTCCTAAAGCGTAACTATAATACCATAAGTCTGAAATATTACCATCAAACCCGCCATTCATAGCAACATAAACATCTCCATAGTTTTGTTTAGGAACACCTGTTAGTTGGACGCTTCGAGTAATAGTTCCATTAATATAAACATCTAAAGTTGTATTTTGGCATCTGATAATAACATTAACCCATTTATTCAATGGGATATCAGGAATTACGGTTTCTTCATTAATAACATTATATGTATTCATCATAACAACAAGAGCATTTGTATTTGGAGCAATATATAAACCAGGAGCGTTATTAGGGAAATTCAAGCCATTCTTTTCTAAATTACTATTTCCTTTATAAAAAATATGTTTATACTGACCTTCAAGGTATTGTAAGTTGTCAATATATATCCACACAGACCAAGTAAACTCAATACCATCAGTTGCGTTATCCGATCTATGAATTGTTATATACCCACTAGTGTTAGGATCTTGTGGAATAACAATCATTTGCTTCGCATTAACCATTCCGTCTATCAAATGTGGTGAATCAGATGGATTAAATAACCAAGTTACAATTGAAATTCCAACTCTTAATAAAATCATAAATCCAAATATAACTAGTAATAAAAAAGCAAATTTTGCTACTAAACTATTTGATTGTAAAAATTCTTTTGTTCCAAAAGTTCCTTGAGTTGTAGAAAATGAATCCATTTATATATATTAATAAATAAGAAAAATTAAATTAAAATGTAACACTGTTTGTTGTTGTTCCATTCTCTAATAAAGAAATTTGTACGTCATAAGATCCAAATAAATTAGAGAAAAATCCACCACTGTATCCTTTTGAATAAATATTCCAAGCATCTTGAGGGTTTAATGAGTTAGGATAATATTCTAATTTAGAAGTCCATCCATCAAAGCCTCCTTTAGGTGTAACATAAATTTTCGCATTATTATTTACGCTAGCTACGCCAGGTAATAAACAAGTTCTAACTAATTTACCATCAATATAAAGATCCATTGTTCGCCCATAAACACTAATAATTAAATTTACCCATTTTTGAATAGGAATATTTGATACACTACAAGTATGGACTACTGTTTTACCTCCAGGTGTTGTTGGTTCGGTGTCAGCATTTGGATAACATCCTAAAGAAACCATCAAATTATTTTCAACAGCACCTAAAACAACTGCCGGGCAAGGATCCAACCCACTTACTCCTTCTATAGAGCCTCCTGATGCGTCACTTGCTGCTCCCATTCTTCCAAAAATAACCTTTGGTTCACCGTAACGATAATTCCAATCATTAATATAAAACCAACAAGAATAAGCAAAATTGCTGGAAGCAGCGGTTGAACCATTTGTTGCTAAAGAATCAGCTTCAATTGTTGATGTTGTTTTACCGTCTTGTAAATCTTGTAATTTATTAGGATCACTCATAAGATATCTTAATAGCATAAAAACTAAAACAATCACAACAACTGTTAAAACTATAGTTAAAGGACTCATTTGTATATTATAGATTTAGATATTTTTTCTACTTTATTAAATTTTAAGATTTAATTTTAATAATAGTTTTATTAGCCTCGGTAGTTATTGGAGGTGTTTTATCTTTTACCATATTATATAAAATATACATTTTTGATGTAGTTAATGGTGATTTAAAATACACTACATTACATATGCCTCCATTTATTCCATTATCTTCACCTATTGTTAAATTATCTAATGTCATATATGGAACTACTTCAATAGCTGATTTAACTAGTTCATTATTGAAAAATATATCTAAAGTTCCTCCAGCATAATTAATAACAATATTATTCCATTTTTGAAGTAATACATTATTTTGTTTATATATAATCCTATTACCATTTTCATCAAAATCGATTAATTTATTTTTACTTTTTGTTAAACCTTTTTGTTCCATAGTTATCATTAATGTGTTTGTGCTAGCTCTATAAAGAATATTAGGTTTGTTACCATAATTTAATAATGAAACAAATTTATTACTCGCTGGACTAGCACTTGGAGAATTCGCATCTAAAAATACCCAAAATGATAAACCATATTGATATTCAAATTGATCTGTTCCATTTAATTCTTCATATGATGATAATGTATATAAAGTATTAGTATCAACTGGTTTATTAACTAGTAATGTTCCACCTTGCAATGTAATTAATTCCAAAACAGATGGCATTTTATAATACACTATAAGCACTACACCAAGTATTATTATTGTTATTACTAATAACATAATAGAACTCAAAACTTCTGAATTATCTCCACTAGCTGTTTTAGCACTGTTAAATTTTTTAACACCCAAATCAAAAATTCCAGAAAGAAAACAAGGTATATACAAAATCAAATTTAAAATTAGAGAGAAAAAACTATCTTTTTTGGAATTTGATTTTCCTGGTAATTCTACATTTATTGTTTTATAAATTAACATTAAAACAACTAACACAAGGGATAAATTTAATATAAAACTAATAGTGCCTGATTCACTTGATAAGTTTTGTAAATAATATACTATCCATGTAATTAGTAATCCTGATATTATAATACCAAATAAAGTTAACAATGATTTTTTGAATGTTGACATTTTTGATATATTCATAGATTTATCAGATATTTCTGGAAAAAAAGCTACAAGTAATCCACTTCCCCAAAGAGTTAAAATAAAAAATAATAATATAATTATTGTGGCCAACATTGTTTTATTATTTGTTATTCCTCCAGGATATTTGTATATACCAACAGTCACAATTATTAAAAATAAAATAAATAATACAGTTCCATAAACTGAAAATTTACTAAAATTATCTAAAAAGTTACTAGAACCACTTGTAATATCTACTGGTTTTAATGTATCTGGTAATGTTAATACAATTATTAAGTATAAAAAAGAAAACACAGCTAACAAAATAGTTATTAATAAAGACGATCCATAATACTGATTTATATATCCACCTGGATCAGCTGTGTAATAAACAATACAAACCGTAATAAGACATAAAAATAAAATAATTGATTTAATCCTTTCATAATTAATATTAAAATTTTCAATATAATTTGTTGAAGAACCTTTATAAAACATATATCCAGTTAGTATTATTGTTAAAGGTGTAATAATATATCCATAATTATTCAATAAATCAGATGGAGCTGTCAAGAAAAATATAATAAAAAATATAGTATAGATAAATACAAAAACAGTATTTGAAATTTGTTCTAAAAACTTATGAATATTTTCTTTAAAATTTGGCAAAAGAAAAAATAATAATCCACCACCTACTAATAAAAATGTTAATATAATAAATACATCCGATGTTATTTCATTTGCTGTTTTTGTATTAATTTTTTGTTCTGGTTTTGAAAAAGAAAATCCTTGATTAAATAATAACATAAAAAGAAGAATTGTTAAAACTAATAAAACACTTCCAAAAGGAATTGCCATACTAGATAATTTAAATTCTGGTAATAAATTTTCTTTTGTTGTTGTATTAGTTTCACTTGTTGACATATATATATTATATATTTTTTATAATTAAATTAAAAAGTAAAACAAATATAAAGGCAATACATTACATATTTTCCATTGCGGTTTTTTTACCATGACAGTTTCTACACAATGCGATTAAATTTTGGACGTCATTACCACCTCCATATTCTAATCTAGTTTTATGATCTATTTCAAAAGTATGGTCTAATTGATTTTGACAATTTCCACATTTCCACCCCTGTTGAGCGGCAACATATTTCTTTTTTGTTTCACTAACAGAACGTTTTGTTCCATTTTTACCAGAGTTAAGCATTCTTCTCTCAGCACTGCCATTACCACCAAACTGTAATGGAGTAATATCATTAAATGATTCCATAAAACTGGAATCTTCTCCTTTTGATGTAAAATCAAATATAGGTGTTATCATATCCATTGCTGATTTATCTATAGGCATGTATTTTACTACATTATTCGCATAAAGCAACATATTACGACCTTGAGTTGGATTTCTTTTTAAAAAAAGATAAACACTTACTCCAATAATACTAAAAAATATCATTTGGTAATATTTTTTAAAGGATAATAACATTTTTGTATATTTACCATCGTTATATGCGTTATATATAAAAAAAGCGGTAATTCCAATTATAAAGAACTCTAATCTCATTATATAAAATATGCTATAATAAAATATACTATAATAAATAATATATTTTATACCAGATTTAATTTTTCATTGGATTCAAATTATCAACTTCTCTCATATGTCTCATAATTCCAAAAGAAACTAAAAACATCATTATAAATGGTAGTAAAACTAAGAACCATGAAATAGATTTATATCCTTTATGACATAACCAACTTAATATAATCGTCCATAAAAAAGCAAAAAATAATTTACTAAATACAGTCAAAAAAGAGATTCTATTAAACAACATAATTATACAACTAAGAACAGAAAGGACAAAATAGATTTTAGCAGGAGTACAAAACTTTTTAGTATCAATACCTAAATTAATTAATAAATCTAATTTCATTATATAATTATACTATAATAATATATTTCATTCAGTATTTAATTCATCATTGGATTTAATTTATTAATGTCTTTCATATATCTCATTATTCCAAACGCAACTAAAAACATCATTATAAATGGTAATAAAACTAAGAACCAAGAAATAGATTTATACCCTTTATTACATAACCATCCTAAAACAAAAGTCCATAAAAACGCAAATATTAATTTACTAAATACAGCTAAAACAGAAATTCTATTAAACAACATAATTATACAACTAAGAACAGAAAAAGCAAAATAGATTTTAGCAGGAGTGCAAAGCTTGTTAAAATCGGTATTCATTATATAATTCTCAAATATTATTATTTTTAAATACTATATTTTGAGGTTTTAATTTTACTTGTTTTCTTATGTTTAAAATTTAGTAAATATGTTTCACCTGTTACTCCTTTAATTCTAGAAGATGACACCTTTAAACTAGTTGATTTATTATTATTATTATTTATACTTGATACATTTAATAGTTTATTCAATCCTTTTAATTCATTTGTTACTTCATTTACATTTATAGGTTGTACTCTTGGAGAAAATAAATATTTAATAAATAGTTTCTTAAAAGTTTCAAATAATTCTAATTCCACATCATTTAATTCTGTATAATTATCAAATAAAGCTTCAAAAAAAGGCAAATATGAAATAATAAATCCATAAATATCTACTATTTTAATAAAAACAGTATCAAGATAAATACGCAAATTAAGTGTGCCGTCTTTTCTAAAATTCGTAAAATTTATTAAAACTTCAATAATATAGTTATAAATATAAGGTAGAGTAAATTCACTTTCAATAATTTTTTCTTTTTCTTTTACGTCAATATCATCTAATTCATTGCTAAATAACATAAACATAATTTGCGTAATGTATTTGTAATGTCCGGATCCTCTTTCTTTAAGCCATAAATAAATATATTCAATTATAAATGGTTTTAAACTATCATAATCTATTTCTCCTCCTTCTTCAATATATTTTGAATACTTATCAAAAAATAAATCCGAAAATATAACTATTGAAAATGGAACATTAAATTGAAATGGTCTATTCCGCCAAGTTTTAGGAAATGCTTGATCTACATTTGCTACATATTCTGTAGAAAGTCCCCAGTCAATTAATCGTGCTTTCAAAGTAGAACTACTATCAACCAAAATATTAGAATCTTTAATATCACAATGATATATATTGTGTTTATTCATTGGTATAATTCCGTTATTTAAAAGTTTTATCATTACATTATTTATTTTAACTATATTTTTAT